GATTTTTCAAATGCATCTAATGCAGGTGCAGAATTATTAGCAATTCCATTGTATAGTATATCAAATCTGTCGCTAAACTCCTGTACGTTCATATTACTTTATCTTCTTGTCTGTTTTAGCTTGTATCATTAAACGTGCTTCTTGGTTAAGGTCATCATTCAAATACTTAATTGCTTTTTCGAATGTTGGAACTTCACCTGGCTTACATAAGTCTAAACCGTCTTCTGTAGAATATTGATTACCTCTTCTAACAATTACTTTAGCTTCAACAGCTTTGTTGATTAAAGCTTTAGTATCAAAATCAGGATCTTCTAATATGTCTACAAATTTCTGTGGTTTAGCATCTAATTGCTCTTCTAATGTACCTTGTAACCATTCTAAAGAAGAAGTTCTTGCTGGTACTTTATTAGAGATTAATTTTAATACAGAAATAATCTTGTCTTTGTCATCCTCAATCTTACCATATAATTTAAATGCAAGTTTCTTGATATCTAACTTTCTCTTAACTTCATTTCTAACCTCGCCTTCTCTAACTATTGCGAATCTATATGTTTGACTGTTGTTACGCTCTGCCCATGACTTTGCTATATCTCTGTGGTTAGCTTCTAAAATCTTAAACTTCATAAAGTCAACAGGGTTACTAAGGTCTAACGTATTACCTGCGTCATCTTTTCCTAATGTTACCTGTAAGTCATACCAAATAGAATCTTTACCATATACACCAAGGTTAACACCTTCGCCTAGTATTTCTTCTAAATGTTCTTTCTCTTCATTTGTTAATACGTTAGCAATTGCTCCATTTTTTAATAAAGGTGCTACGTATTTAATTTTAGCATTTGTTAATAAACCACCTGAGATAATATGATTATCATCTACATTAGCAGCCATACCTGTACGTCTATTGATATACTTGATTGTTACTTTTTCATTTGGCAAAGTAAAAGCCGTTTTTTTAGTTACTCCCATGATTAAAATATTTATTCTTCCCCTAAACGTAATAAAGGCGACTAATTGTCGCCCTTACCACTTAAATTTATTACACTAATTATTATCCTTGAACGCTAGACTTTAAAGTCATAGTTCTAGAAGGATCTTTTACCATCGCTCCAATTCCTTCAATATATGCAGTCATTGTAGACGAATCTTCCATTACAGACATTAATCCACCTTTTTGACCAGTGAATGGGTTACGTAAACCTTGAATATGTCCTCTAATTTCTCCTTGTCCTTGTACACCTACTTTTTGGATGTTTGGCTCTTCCATAGATCCGATATATAAAATATCATATCTGTAAGACTCTGCCACACCACCGTCTGGGTGTAAAATTTTATTTCTTACTTTATCATCATACATTGGGTCTACCTCTAAAGTAATGTGTAAACCGTTTGGTGCACACCACTCAGTGAATTGGTAACCTGCTTTTAAAGCGTTTCCATGTAAAGAAGATGAAGTTTTTTGGATTCCGTTAATGTTTGTATTATCAAATCCAATTGCTGACCATCCTGAAGCTTCTTTAGTAGCAGCTTTGTGGAATTGTACAGCTCCTCTTTCTCCTGTTCTTAAAGAGAATTTTCTATCTGCGAAATCAAGCTTACCTTCTGATAATTCATATAATGAATCTTCAATTAACTTGATAGAGAATTTGTTGTAAGAGTTTGTGTTAGAAACTTCCATTTGTTCTCTAATACCAGATCCAGCTTTGATTTCTATATTAGATTTACCTTTGTTTAAGAATCTACCGTTTGCGTCTCTGTTTGTTTTACCGAACATTAAAGTTCTAGCTTTTACTCTAGAGATAGCTTTTTCAAACTGCCAGTAAACTTCTTGCATCCATCCAGTAGACTTATGTACTTTACCAGAACCATCAGATGTTTCAATACCTGCAAAATAAACTGGTTGGATTTTGTAATCAATCATTGCTCCTGATACTTTGTGCTCAAATCTTAAAGTAGATAAAGAGTTTCTAAGTAAGTATGGAGATGTAAAGCTAATCCCAGAACCTTCTGTAGATAGTTCATCTTCAACATAAGAACTTTCAATAGAGAATCTGTTTCCAGCTACTAACTCACTTCCTGGACATCCAGCAATAGTTTCTTCTCCTCCGAATAATTCTACTTCGTATACATAGTTACCACCTTCTTCAGTTGGCTCTCCTAATATTCTAAATTGGTAAGTGTCAGGGTTAATACCTGCGATAACCATTACTTTAGTAAAATACTTTTCAGCAAATACTAATTCAATAACACCTCTAGCAGCACCGATACCTGTGTCACTATCACCAACAATAGAGCCAGCATAACGTGCTTCTACTAATGGTAAGTTACGCTCATCGCTTCCTACTACTTTCCACACAAAGTCATCAGCAGTTGCTAATTTCTTTTCTGGGAATTTAGATAACATTGTATCTAAGTTTTTAACTCCTGAATTCTGTAATAACACAGTTGTCAATGGAGTAATTAATTGAGGTTTACTTCCGAATAACGCACCTATATGGTTTTTCAGAGTCAACCCAGACCAAGATTTCCCCTTAGTCATTACGAATTTACCTACGCTCATAATTAAAATTAAAAATTAAATATATAAAATTGTTTAAAATACTAATCTAAGTGTAAGAAATCTCCAAACGATGAATCATACGATTCGGAGTCACTTAAATAGTTTGCTTGTCCATCATGGTTAAATGATGTGTTTCTTAATGATCTTTCTAAATCGCTAGTGGCTTTTGATGCTGACTTTGTACTAATTTTAGAAAAGTCAGAAAAACCATTCGTTAGCTCATATAAATAATACAGCTTAGTGTCGAATTCAATAGGGTTATTTTGTCTTGCTTGCATTAAGCCGTTTAACCTTGTCCCATCAGGAGCTATAGCGACTGTTTTATTCATACTCTCGTATATCTTGTCTTGCATCCCTTTAGAAACCTTAGCCCCTTTGATTAACTCGTCTTTGCCGTAAATATAATTTTTTAAATCGTTATCTAGTTTTTCTTGCTCTTTAATAGCATTTTGATACTCTTGAGCTCTTTGCGCTTGTACTTGTTCTAATCGCCTAGCTTCGTACTCTTTTAAACTACCTAACGCTTCTTTTGCATCCTCTATAACAGAGTCATCACCTAAGTCAATAGACTTTTGTAAATACCTGGATGCTTTTGATTCTGATAACCCTTGATTGATTAAATCTTGATAAATTAATCTTTTACTTAGTTCTATATCTTCTGTAATCAAGTCCTCTGTAATGCTTTCAAAAGTATCCATCGTTGATTGATGTTGTTGGTACTCTTGTAGAGTAACACCTTTTTCTATAGCATTAAATCCATCTTCCCCTAACTTATCAATAATGTAGTTTTTTGCTTGTGCATCTATCTGAGTTTTTAAAACCTCAGTTAACCCGTCTACATCTTCTACATTAGTTTTTGATAAGTCCAGATCTGGAAGGAGTCCTTGCTCACTTAGAACTTTAGTAAAGGAAGAATAAATATTGGGAGTATCGTCACCGTCAGCGTCGTCCCCTTCTCCGTCTGGATTAATATTATCCTCACTAATTACGTTCTCTTGACCCGAATCAGGAACACCTGCTCCGTCGTCATCACCAGTGATTGGTTTATCATCAGGATTATCTCCTGTATTATCATCAGGCTCTAGGCCTAAATCGTCAAAATTTAATTGGATGTCTTCTCCCATATCGAATAGAGACATTCCATCGTTTGTTGTATCTTCCATATTTTCTCCCTTTAATGCCGACAAATATAGGCTTTTACACCTACATTGTCAAGCATTTTGTAAATTATTTTTGTTTTTTAGCTAAATTGTTATCGCTATTTTGTGTTTGTACTTTTCTGTTTAGAAGCAGCAATCTTCTTATCCTCTCTAAGCATTTTATCTTTGTGCATCTTCATAGAGTCTTCTAATGACCTCATTTTAGCTATTTGGTCATTCTTAGCTTTCTCTTTATCTAGCTCAAATTTTTCTTGCTCTAAAGGACTAACAACGCCATCATCACTTACACCATCCATAAGCTTCATGTCACGTTGAGTAGCAGATTGTAGCTCTGCAATATAACGTTTAGTAGCATCTTCACGTTGATGTTGCATCTCACTAATCTGTTGCTCTTGTTGAGCCTGTTGCGCTTGCTGCTCTAACTGTGCCTGGGCTTGTTGGGCTTGCTGTTGTTGTGCCTCTTGTGCTTGTGCTTGTTGTTTCTCTTCTGCCATTTCTAACTTACGTCTCATATCAGATAATGAAGAACCAAAGTATATATCCATTAATAAACTATAGCCTCCACCATTTTGTAAGAAC